CCGCCAGAGATAGTTGGGTTTGCGAATTTTTGAATTTTGTTCATTGTTTTTTTCTTTTTGAAATTAATAATTTTATTTATAAAGTTTAGATAAGAATGCAGATTGGAAATCTGATTTATTCTTACCAAAGTTTTTATTGTTAGTTTGTGATGAGAACTTTTGACCTGCTTCAGTTGGAGCACCATCTAATTTTGGTAACTCTTCTTCCATATCTGCAACTTCCTCAACTACTTCTTCATCTGTTGGTGGGACCATTGCTTCTTCCATCTTAGCTATTTTCTTTTCCATTTCTGAAATTCTATATGCTAATTTAGTGTAAGTCATTTCATCCTCTTTCATATCACCTTCTCCGATTGGAGTTTCATCTTGTGGAATTGGTTCTTCAGTTACAGTCTCTTCTGCTGCTTTAACTGAACCTTGTGTTCCATCTTTTACTTGTCCTTCAGAATCTGGCATTACGTTTTCTTTATCTTCGTTGCCTGATTGAGGAATCTTTTCTACTGGTACTTCTGCTAATTCTACATTTTCTCTTTCTGTGATGACACCATCTTTAGAGATTACTTTGATAAGAGTTTCATTTCCTTCAGAATCTTTTAGGGATAATTCGTGAGTGCCATCTGGTGCTGGAGATTTAGTTCCATCTTCTGCAACCACTTCGATACCTTCACCAACATCAAATGTTTTTGATTCAACGATTGTACCGTCTTTTAATTTTGCGTAAGTAAATGTTACCTCTTCTTCTAAGTTAAGGATACTCATTATTTTACTTAATACTGTTTTTGAATTCATATCTTTCGAGTTTGTATATGCTATAATAACATACGGGTTTAATAAAATAGTTATTTTTTGTTTATTATTTTTATATTGTTGTTGTAAATGTTGACGATGATGGGAATGTATGATAGACATAACCACTACCTGATGTTATGATACCACCTGTTGCTAATGATGAGGTTGCTTCGTATCTAATAATTACTATACCACTACCACCTGCTCCACCCGCTTGTGGTGTTAATGATGGTGCATCAGTACCACCTCCACCACCTCCGGTATTTGTAGTACCTGCAGTACCACCACCTAAATATACACCTTGACCTCCACCACCTAGTCCACCATAGCCTGTATTTGGTTCACCTGGAAGTAAAGCTCCTCCACCACCGCCTGCATAGTAGTTTCCATCTAACCATTCATAACCATTACCACCATTACTTGTACCACCATTATCATTATCTCCACTACTTCCTGTTTGAGAAGCTCCTCCTCCACCACCTCCACATCCTGAAAATTGAGTACCACCACGACCACCTTTATTTCCTTGTCCGGCTGTTCCATCTCCTTCAGTACCTGTATTACCATCACTTCTCATACCACCACCACCTGAACCACCATTCTGGCCGTTTAAATTAAGCGAAGAACCGCCTATAACGTTAGCTCCACCACCTCCACCACCTAATGCTATATAATTTTTAAATGATGATTGATTACCATTATTACCTATACCATTACCGTTGATACCACTACCACCAGTTCCAACTACAACAGAATTACTTGTACCACGTTTAATGAATATATTACTTGCTATATAACCACCGGCACCTCCTCCTCCTCCAGCACCAGCTCCTCCACCACCTACAATTAATGTTTGTGTTTTTAAAACTGGGTCTGTTGATGTAAGAAATGTAAATGGAGTAAATATCATATTAAACAAATTTATTAATACCAACTGAATAAACCGAGCCAGTATTATATGTAATAAATGTAAGTATATCTATTGCATTACTAGATGCTGAAGCAGTATATGCTGAAGCTTCTGGAAACTTAAATTGTGTTCCAAATGAAATTGTGCCAGTTCCGATTGCTGGTTGTTGAACTAATACGTTTATTGTCTGGCCAGGTTTAATATTATTTGCTATTACGCTTGTATTTGAACCTGATACTAATGTTAATTCAAAGAAGTTTGCAGTACTAAAATCAAATGATGCAGTTGTAGAGGCAATAGTTTGTGTTAAAACAATACCTCTTGCACTACCACTTATTATTGTACTACCACTAATGTTTAATGTTCCACTAATAAATGTATTACCAATTATATTGGCATCACCACTTAATGTGGTACTACCAGTAACAATTAGATTTGATTTAAGAGTAGTTATCCCATTGACCGTTATATTCGTACCACTTGCAGTAAATGCAGTGATAAGGGATGCTGTATATGTGTTTAGAGATGCGGTTGATGATGAAAGTGTTGTAAACTTTGTATCTACCGAACCTGTATAAGTTGCAAGTGTACTATTTTTTGTATTTTGAGATGATGTAAAAGCATTTAACGATGCAGTAGTATTACCTATTGCAGTAAACTTTGTATCTACTGAACCCGTATAAGTTGCTAGTGTACTATTTTTAGTATCTTGTGATGAAGTGAATGAATTAAGAGAAGCAGTACTTACACCTATCGTAGTAAATTTTGTATCTACCGAACCTGTGTATGTTGCAAGTGTACTATTTTTAGTATCTTGTGATTGTGTAAAGAAGTTTAAACTAGTATTATCCCAACTTCCACTTTGAGAACCAATGGTACTGAACTTAGTGTCTACTGATGCAGTATATGTACTTAATGTACTATTCTTAGTATCTTGAGATTGGGTGAATGTGTTTAAACCGGTGTTAATCCAACTACCACTTGCAGAACCTATTGTAGTAAATTTTGTATCTATACTACCTGTGTATGTTGCAAGGGTAATATTCTTAGTATCTTGAGATGCTGTGAAAGCGTTTAAATCAGTTAATGGTTGAGCTCCTGGTACATTATATAATCCACTACCATCACCACTAAAGAATGATGCACTTACATCACCTATTACAATTTGATTACCAGTAAATGTATTGGTTGAATTTGTTCTAGCGAAACTACCTGTCTCACTTTCAGTTATCCAACTACCAGATTGAGAACCGATAGTATTAAACTTAGCTTGAAATGATGCTGTTTGTACATTTATTCCATCTATCTTTGAATTCCAACTACCACTATCTGCAGTGTATTGTATTTGATTCACTGTCGAATCAATTACGTTTGTATTGTATGACCTTAATATCGCAGGGGTTATATACCCATTATTGTTATTAGGAAAACTCTGATTGCTATCGACCTGTAAGGCCACTTTACTTAATTCTGGCATATTCTTTTTATTTCGTTGTTATGATAGGATTTGAAAACCATCTGAGTAACCACTACTAAAACCACCTAATGCAATTGCTTCTCCGGTGATATTACCAATACCTTGTTCTATTAGATGTCCTTTACAGCAATCTACTCTATATGTGTCTTCTTCAATACAAAGACATGCCCTTCTACTATTCTTAGGAGAACTCAATCCTAGTGTTGGACCGAAGTACACACCAGAGTTATTTTCTCTATTAACAGAATATCGAAGGTTGCCATTACGTGAGTTACTCCATTTTCCCATATCTTAATAACAACCCTTTCACGAAATATAATTATCCATTCTTTTTCATATTCTCTCTATGCACTAAGTTCTCTAAGACTGTCTTATCTGATTTATACGAAAGATAAAGTAGGCACATCTCTAAAGGATATGCAGTTACTTCCGTGAACTTCGTGATGTCTCCTCCGGCAAGTTCAACAATCGACGAGTAAGCTGACCACTTTTTAGCAAAGTTTGCTTGATGTTGGGAAGGTGCTCCACCTCCTTCAAAAAGTTCGGGATAGAACTCACTAAGTCCGTTGATAAAAGTAAAAAAAAAAACAGCGTACCAAAGTGGATATCCATACCCCACTTCCTGATGATGTCCGTTCTATCCTTTAGTGTATAGGGTTCTATCTCATACATATCACCATTCTTTCTTGTCACTGGTCTATATAGGATGTTCATTATCTTTACCCAATTCTCATCGATTGCAATGGAACTAAACTTACTGATATCTAAGTACGCACCATAACTCATTTGTGATAGGTTAGGTTCGAATCCATATTCTACTCCATCCCACTTAACGAATCGTTGCAACTCATAATCAGTGCGAGTAATGAATTTACTTAACTCATTCTTCAACATTAGAAAATCTTCTATCGATACCTGTTTGAGATATTCCGCATCTAATCCACATAGTTCTACCATAAGAACTGCAGTAGTTGCTTCTTCATCATCCGCGTATTGTTTCAATAGATTTTGTAGTTTAAGATATCTATCTAAACTCACATCGTTCCAATCAGTTGGGATGTGTAAAGTTAATTCCTGCACCATATGTAATTTGTTTTATTGTTCTTACTAAATGTTTTACCTTTGCCTCTTCATTATCTAATTTGGCTTGTATCATTATCACACTTGCCTGAAGGGTTTCATTATGTTCCTGCAGATGTTGTACATACTGCAGTAGTTCTCTTATCTCCTCTACGTTCCATACCTGGTCATTAGAGTTTGTATTGTCCGATACTGATTGCATACTTTCCTGCGTTTATTTTTCTTACGTTTAATCTTTCCATACACACATACCTTATTGCATCGATAGTATGATTGGAGTAATCTACTGGCACATTCTCAAAGTTACCATTCTTATCTACCATCCACACATACTCCGAAAACTCTTGTATGGTATTCTTAGATGCCTTAGTCACGTGCAGTTTAAATGTTTGCATGATGTCTATACCCATGCGAATACTATCCTTACCTTTTCTTACACCCTTAATGTTGAATCCACTTCTATATATTTCTTCTATTAATCTTCCCTCTGCACTATCCGCCCATATCTCTGCCCTCTCTACTTCTAAATCTCTTAGGACCTTTACTATCTCTCCTGTCACTAATCCCTTACTATATAACAACTCATCTATATACAGGTTGGTATCCCATTTGTAGATTGCCATTATAGTAGTTGGGTCTATACTAAAACCAAAGTCCATACCGAATGCAACGAACTCTGCCTCATCTGGTATCGTATCTATTACACTTATGTTAAAGATAGTACCAACATTGTTGCCAGGTATACCTAAACCATATATCTTGTAATACTCTGGATTAACCTCTTTAAGACGTTCAATCTCATCAACGATAGATTGTTCCAAAAAAGGATTATCTTTGAATGTAGATATGTACAAATCCGACTGGGGATGTGTCTGAATCTCATTGAAGATGTAGTGGTTAGTTCCGAAGGATGGATTGTATGCTAAGATAGTTTTAATCCGCGTTCTAATAAAGAGCTGAAAGTAATCCTCTCTACTTAATTCATTACACTCGTCAATGAATAGGTAATCTCTACTACTTCCCTTTCTCTTCTCTGATGAATCGATAGACATAAACTCTACCATACTCCCATTCTCAAATGTATAGATGTGTTCCGTTGCACTCCATCTATCTTCTTCCCATATGTTCAACTCTTTCAGTATACCAATCCAATCACGCATAATAGATACACGCATTGATGGGAATGATTTACGAACAATAGAAACAACCATACCAGGTTCTGATAGTGCGTGGACTAATATCCATTGTAGTGCTGAATAAGATTTAGATGAACGAGTACCACCTTGTAAAATGCATATCTTTCTACTTCTATCTATATCCCTATATGTCTTACTCGTCCTTATGTTTAGTTCCATCTAAGATGTGTATTGAGATTTGTTGTATTCTTGCATTGACTTCCATTGTACCTGTGACATCAATTGATTTTAATTTAGGCATAGTGTACTCTAATAACTTTAATGCTAGTTCCATTGCCCTTTCGGGATTGCGTTTCTTTATCTCCTCTAAATCTTTTGAGATGGTACTTAGTGTATTATTCACTGCACGAGATATCGTCAACTTCATTTCTTCGGTTGAACGATTGATTGCACCCTTAGGTCTTCCTTTACTTAATTGATTGCCTTTTTCAAACTTTGCCATACGATATCTTTCGTTAATTAAACGATATATAGATAATAACAACGCGTATTATAAATTGTTAGTGATGGTATATATATTTATACTTTTATATATTAATCATGTGTAAATCCATTTGGGTAATCTTTCTGTCTTTGTATCTTTCTATCTAAGGTCTCCCAATTAATTTGTTGTCTTTCAGTTGCATTGACTTCCTTTATCCAATATTGATAATCCGCATCAGTTTGCATTAGTGTGTATACCCTTTCATAGTATCCTCTCCATTGTTCCGGACTCATCTTATGCCAAAATGGATACTCACTACGGATTTGAGTTTTTCTTTCGAAGTACCGAAGATAGTGAGGGTCAGTACGGGAATGCATGAAGGGAGGAATATCCTTCTTCTTATCTAATGGAATGTATGCTTTACTTCTTGTATAATATACTCTACCTGATTTAGCAACTCTTTTATTTTCACTACCCATTGAACGGAGATTTAATTGTGTTTTGTAAATACTTTCTTATCTTCTTTACTGCAATAAAGGTAGTACTCTTACTGATACCGATTTTGTCTGCAGTTTCTTGTAAAGTATCTTCACTCATCCAATACAATTCAAATATCTTTGCAGATGGCCAGAGACGAGTTACGGATAGGGATTTCAATTCGTTAATGACTTCATTGTGTGCCCTTTCTAATTCTCTATCTAATTCCTCATCATACGGAACGTCTTCTTCCCATAGGAGTTCTACTTTAACATCACCCATTAGTTCTGTTCGGTTAAGGGATTTAGTTTTATTCATAAATCTACTGAATAGAAATTTATTACAATAGAATATATTATATGATTCACCCCAAAATAGTTTTGGATTTTGTTTGATGTGTAGATACTCAAAGAGTTCTTGTACTAAATCCTCTGCCTCTTCCGTATTCTTAGTCAGTTTTTTTGCCTCTGATATTAACCAACGATGTTTGTCGTGATATAGGACTGATAGTCTTTTATCACATTCTGCTTGGATGCTTCCACTTATCATTTATTATTTTGAATGAGTCCTAAATACATAAGGATGTCTATTATTTCATCCGAAGTAAGAGATTCATATTTTTCTTTTAATTTACTATCTTTGTTTGAATAATACTCATCGATTTGTTCCTGTGGTAAACCTGCCAATCTATCTCCTTCAGAATCCACAGTGCCATCCTCATCCTCTTTCCATTGTACATATAGTAAAAAATCATCAATACTAAATGGTTGTTCTTCGAAATTTCTTTTGTAAGGTTTTTCTTCAACTGATTTTACAAGAAGTTCTTTACCTTTAAGATATTCTCTATGGAATTCGATGTATCTTCTCCATCTATCCGCAGCACTACCACATAAACAAGGTTCACTCTCGTGTGCATCATTTATGTGATTGTATGTACTCCAAATGAAATTAGCGTGTTGTGATGGAAAAGTATCACCTTGAATCCCATTGATGACATCTTTTAGTTTTTGTAATTCTATTTCACCTAAATCTTTCATACGGATTGGATTATACTTTTTTAATCTTTGGTAATTCTAAATCCTTTGGTTCAGGACGTGGTTGTTGTGCCTTTTGTAATCCTTCTTGTGGAATTGGATTATCTAAATTAAGAAATGGTTTTAAACTATCGATTAGTGGGTGGTTACCGGGAAATCCAATACCTAATCCACTAAGGATAAGAACTAAATCGTTTACCGAATTTAATTTGGTAAAATCTACGATGTAAACTGAGTTACTATCGATTTCTTTTACTGATGAATTATCAGTTGGTAGAAATGAACTACCACTAACTGCTGCTGTGATTTGTGACATCTGTGTTTTTGTTTTGTGTATGTGTTTGTAAAATTGATTGTATGTATTGTAATTCTTGTATTGATGTTTCTAATCTCCAAAGTACATCTTTAATTTCTTCATCTAATAGTGGTAAGTGTTCTATCTCTCTTACCCTTTCTAATATTCCTACGAAGTTCCAATACCCTTCTGATTTGTTATGTATCATCTTAAAATCGGATTTGATTACATTTACCATCGAATGTTGGATTGGTTAATCTATTAAGCCATTCCTTTCGTTCACAGCACCCACAGGAGTTCAATTTAA